TGCTCCCCGCACAATCAAAAAAAATAACTTTCCTTAAAACGGCACCTTTTGGCTTGCGGCCATTCCTGAATAGATCGGCTATTAACCAGCCCTCCACATGCAGGGCATCCGTCATATTTAAACGGGGATCCCTTAGAAATAACCTTTATTTTTCGTTTAAACATTTTTCGTTTCTCCTTTTTCCAACACCTCTAACGCTTTGCGAGCAGTTTCGCCCGGATGATCTTCAGCGTGCATCTCTTTTACGATTTTCAACCCTGTTGGTTTAAAATGCCGACCCTCCGCATAAAACTCCAGCGCCGTCTTCATCGTGTCGATGAGGGTGAAGAGGTAACGAATATCAATTTCACATTGAATCCTATTCTCATATTCGAAATTTTTAGATGTTTCCCGTATCTCATCCAGGCCACTCATTCTCGGCCTCCTTCTTTTGCTTGCTGGTACTTTTGGGCGATCTGTTGAATGTACGAATCTCCACAAAGCTCCTGTGTTGCCTCAGCTAACACAAACTCGGCCATCGTCTCACAATCCGCTTTCATCGTGTCGATAAGGGTGAGGAGGTACTTTAAATCATCACGCCCTCTACTAAACTCGAAAAAATGACCCTCTGCTCCTCTAATAGAGTGATATACGTAGGTATTTATCCGTATCTCATCCAGGCTACTCATTCTCGATCTCCTTCTTCTGGTTCCTTTGGGATTGGTTCCCCTTCGCAAAATTTAGCTGCGGCCTCAATTAGCCATCTACGATGCTTAGAATCCCCATGCAGAATTTTATTAACGAAGCAATAGACAGCGTCCGCCTGTAATGGTGTTAGTCGTTGAGCCATTACCGCACCCCCCTTGCCATCGACTGGTGGCACCGGAAGTGGTTGCCAGTCCTTTCGTAAACTATAGGCCTCATATTTGAGTTGGTCATTACCGGTTTTTAGATTCTTCAGCCGCTCGATTTCAGCTTGAATGAGCTTTATTGCAGCTTCTGCGTTTGGTCTAACGTCCTGACAATGCGGAATCGTGCATATTGTCTTTAACAGCCTCAGCGCTTCTTCCAATCGTTCAGGCATCTAGCAACTCCTTTAATCGGGCTTTCTGCCACTCAATTTCAGCAGCATCGGCTGCGGCATAGGCAGCCTTGGCAGCGGCATAGGCAGCAGCATCGGTAGCATCGGCAGCCCTGGTAGCGGCATAGGCAGCGGCATAGGCGGCATAGGCAGCATTGGCAGCATCGGCAGCATCGGCTGCGGCATAGGCAGCCTTGGCAGCATCGGCTGCGGCATAGGCAGCATTGGCAGCATCGGCAGCATCGGCTGCATAAAAATCAGGTTCTAGAAATAGCCTTGCTTGCCGAATAGCCTCATGAGGTGCTTTATTCTCTGGATATTTCGCTTCATAAACCGGCAGCACTCTTTCAGCACAATCGCAGGCAAAAGTGACCACAATGCGACTAAACACCTCTAACGGCTGCGTATGTTTCAGCGCCCAAAGTGTATCTTGAATATCGTTTATCTCTATAATCCTTGACAGCGCAAACGGTTTATTCCGTTTAATGTCGCCAATTCCCGCAACGAGTTTATCCCAGCCTGACTCGCAGGGCTTATACGCCGCTATAGTATCAAGTGTGGTTTCTAGCGTCATTCTACTCTCCTTTCTCCGGGTTTACCGGACTATGGTCCCCCATTAGCTCTCAACCTTTCTGCAATCACCCCACACATCGCCGCGTGGCAAAACGCTTTATGGTCCTTATCCGTCGGAAACCCCAGCTTGAAGTATAGGGCGTTAATGTTGGTTTTGAGCGTGGATATGGCTATTACTAGCCGCTGAGCCATTGCTTTATGGCTCAAACCCTCACCATGCATCATCAAAATCTTTCTTTGATGTTTTGTCAACTTAGCCACCCGGCTCATATACTGGGTAGCTATATCATCAATTACGCCTTCCATTTATCAGTGCCTCCCAGCTTACTGGGAATAATCGCCTACACTCCTCAGCTATCCGTTCAGCGATTACCCGACTTTCCTTTTGGGCGTGTTGGTCGAGTCTTAGTTTACAGATCCTCCCCCATGCCGCCAGGGAGCCTGTCCAATACCAGGAGGTCTCAACACTCGCTGGTAATACCATCCTAGCCATCTCAGGGGCGATACCAACCCCTATTAGACCGTTATAGATACTTGCCATATTATCTATCGCTAAATCGTACCATTCGTGAGGCGTGAGTTTATGACCAAACCCTTTAATGGCAACTTTATCCACAATAACCTCGTCCCCACTTCCCTGCTTTATCGAACCCGGTGGTCTCCCTCGCCATTCATCCGGTACATAAAATTCAGGTTCTTCATCGACGTATCTGCGACTGACCTCATTCCACCCCATATAGCCGCAATCCCCACCCGACAATCCTACATGACTTCTCCACAACTGCCTGGCGACGAACAGAGGGGCCGTTATTCTAAATTGGACCTGACAATGACTGAAAGGACTCCAGTGATCATGTGTAGCCAGATGTTTAATCAGCCTCACATCGCTTTCATCCATCACCTCATGATGTTTAGCTAGTGAGACTCTTGCGGCATTCACAACCGTCAAATCCGTCCCCATGTGATCAATATAATCAACATTCATCTGACAGTCCTCATCGCATCTGAAATAACATCGCCATCCCTATCATCATAGCGTAGCCGCACAGTCTTAGCACCCCCGCTTCGCACAGTGTTGGCTGATCGTATCATTCTGGCTGTAGCCAAAACCTGAACCCCATTTTCCACCCGGTAAGGCGTAAATAGATACGACCGCCCTACCAAGGCCCCCTGTTCAACAATAATCGAGTCTTTCAACTGGGTTTTAATGTAGGTTGCCAACCCAGTCTTTTGAGCAACGGTTGCCCCCTCCCCAATAAACACATCCAAATCTTTCATGGTAAAGGTGACGAAATCATCAACCAACATCTGCACAACCCCAAGCCATTCTGTTGGGAATCGATAAATCCCAACCTTGGTAAACTTGGGCACCGCCGCCTCAGGACTGGTTTTGGTTTTAAACATTTCCACCATGGCTGAAATTTCAGCCATATCATTACCTTCAAGTGTTATCTTCATTATTTTCTTGTTCCTTCATTACTAACTTTTCTATAGACACATTCTTTTTGTTTGATGCATCAACTGCCAGGCCAACCATGCCGGGCTTCCATTTTCAGCCGCAGGATTAGCAAAATGCTCAAACACGGTTATGGCGTCAACCAACATATCTTTAATGTTGTCATAACCATATTCTTCCTCAAAGTCATCACGCCATTCCTCAAGATCAATTTGAACATCTTCAACAGGTATATAGTGAAACCGTGTCATCTTTCTATCCTCATTTCCGTACCTGGCTGCTCTACCACGATAAACACGCTAATGTACATATGGAGAAGGTGGGTACTGCCCCCACTTCCGAACGTCAGCCTTTCGGTTTAGTCGTCGAAATCTTTTACTTCCCCAGGCCCCGCTTTTTATTTTTGTTGCGACAAAAAGCGGGTAATAAAACGCAGTTACTTGTTGTCTGAATATGTATTAAGCAGACGGAGGTGCCGGTGGTGCGCTACCAGCATCAGTGTTGGCTTCTGCTGCTGAAGTGTGAGCTGCTTGCAATGCACTTAAGCTTGAATTCAGGGCATTCACCTCATTGGTATAATCAGGGTTTTGCCCAATTCTACCCAATAGAGCAGAAATGTCATCCGCAACCTGTGTTACAGCAGTGCCGATAGCCGCAATAACGGCATCTAATTGACTAAGTGTTTCACTCATCTTTTTTATCCTTCGCATTCCAGGACTCTATGTTGGCCCTGTAATCTCATCCTAATGGATGATCTTAAATGTGTCAACATATATAATTGATTTCATTTAAACCGTCTGCTATCGCTTTAAATAGCATAATATCATTCCGGCTACAGCAAGTTTTACCAAGGACAACACATCCTTTACTGTCTAGTAGAGCAACTACTTGCCCCATCTCATCAAAATTTATAGTCCACACGTTTTATCCCTTCTGATTAGATCTCTGACATATATTTGCAGTTCCAAATGATGGTATCCAATTGACTTCCATTGTTGGTATATTGATCGTTTTAAACCTTTGTTATTATTCACTCTCCTGATGTTATATTCAAGACGATCTAATGCAGCCTTCAAGAGCTTAATATCAGCCAACGCCATCTCAGTTTTTGATTCTTGACAAATTTCTATCCTCATAGCTATTTATCCTTATAATAGTTTTTTTCAATCAATATCAATGCGTTGCGTAGTGTTACTTTTTGACCCTGCGTTAATGTGCGGCCTTTTTCCAACCTGTCTTTCAGGCTGTTAAGCATCGCTGGTTTATACCATGTCATCTCAACCGACATTCTGAGGCACTCCTCAATAACGGCGAGGTCTGCCTGGACTTCTTTTAATGACATTCTTATGCTCCTCCTCGTATTTAACTCTTAGTTGGTGAAGCCGCCCCTCAACCTCAGCCTTTGGCATTTTTGTAAGACGTGCCTCATTCAACAGTTCCCTTAGATCATTCAAGTATTCAAGACTACGCATTAATAAATTCCACCTGGCAATGGTCGGTCATAACACGAGCTGAATGCCGCTGCTTCAGTACAAACGATCCATCATGGCGCTGAAGCAAGATTAAATAATCCATTTTGATAGGTCGTACCGCAATCTGATACTCACACTCCCAGTAGTTTGCAAACTCCGCCTTGTACTTAGGGTTAAACGTACCTATTTCCTCATAGGTGACTTGAAACTCATTACCGTTAATCCTTATTTGCATTTGTCCCATCCGGTAAGCTCATATTGCGACATAACATTTCAACTACGTCACCACAGGTTAGGTGATACTTATCTAGCCAAGCCACCGCTGTTGGGGTCAACCGAACATGTTGGGATTCACCTTTTGGTTCTCCCCAGAAATAAGCGTAAGTTCTTGGCATTACATTATATCCTATTGCATTTCTTCAGAATGAGCAAGATCGACAATAACCTTAATTTGCTTGGAAGCTTCCGTAATAATAAACTCTACCCGCTCATCTCTTTGTCTATCCCGGTTAGCCTGACGGTTTTGTGCCATCATTATTACGCCACCAATCACCAACGCCGCCCAACTCATAACCAAGGTAAGAAAATTGTGAGGATAGGGGTCTAGTGGATGCTTAGATATATCATTCATGATAATCCACCCAACAGTTCCAAAGTTAAGCCAATGAATGTACGTCCAGGTTCCGCAAAACCTGGTGATCCAATCTGAAAGTTGATCGCCTGCGCCTTTCAATCATATAGACCTTTCATATTGTCACGGGCCAAGTTTATAATCTCACAATGAGGAAATTTATCTCTAAAGACTCGCAAGGCGTTTTCCATAGAATCGGCCAAGATACCTTGCTGGAAACAACTATTTGTTTTGAGATCGATAGCGCTCACTGTAAACATTTGGATTACCTCCAAAGATTATTATATAATGATATTTATGAATAAGGTTTTTTACAGCGACGATTTCCCAGATATGCTCATCCAACACATGGCTGTCGGGCAAATGTATAATACGTTTGCAGGCGTCATCAAGGTGTCGGTTAGTACGCTCAACAAATGGTGTAAGGAACACCCTGAGCTTCAAGAAGCCAGGGAGATTGGTGAAGCGGCATGCTTGGCTCAATGGGAGCGCTATGGATTGGCTGGGTTAAACGGCAAAACTAAGGTATTCAGAGAGCAGACGTATAAATTATTTATGGCTCAATTATTCCAATGGCATGATAAGCAGCAGGTTCAGATAGATGCTAACGCTACTATTCAACACCAGGTCAGAGTTCTTCTCCCATCAAACGGATATGAATCCGTGGTGAATGGATTTACCCCCCTTGTTACCCAGGAGCAATTATTACTGGAATCTAAAGAAGCCCTCCCGATTGAGGGAGAGCTTCTTGATGAGGATGGCAGTGATGTTGGTGTTCAATTTAATTCTACCGACTCAATTTAAAAAAGGCAATATATAATATAAGTAGGTTGGTAATGTAGGATGATTCCGAATGAGTGGAAACACGTTTCGGAAGGGGTCTATCAGGAATAAGTTTACAACAGAGCAAATAATCCAAACTGCTAAAGATGCTGATAATAATCTTCTTAAGGCCGCCAAAGCCCTTGGAGTTGCTAAAACGACCGTGTGGGACTGGTTTAATAAACCTGAGAAATTTTTAATACCAACCCCTACAGATGAACCGCCAAACAACCATCTCAACCCACACTCCCAGCGCTTTGTAATAACCTGCGCTCAAAATAATACGCAGGTACACACGGCGTTTCTAAATAGCCTCCTGAGTTACTGCCAACACAACCAGTGTCAGTTGGTCGTGTTGCCCATTCGCTATAAAAATGTCAATGCGTATTGCCCTACGGATCAATACACGGTTCAATGGCCTTCTGAGCTTCATCAATTCTATGTTAATTCTGATATTGAGCTCTGTCCCCGACTTATGCTGATGGGGGGTTTTAACATTGCCGCAACCGCATTGAACCCACTTTCAGGTATCGGTCCCGTGGCTGGTAACAAGTCAGCAATATTTGGGCACCATCAGGTTGCAATGGAGGTGATTCCCACACCGCACCACGAGCATCCACGAATGTTATTGACCACAGGCTCCGTCTCAGTAGAGAACTATTCATCTTCAAAACAGGGTGCATTGGCTAAGTTCCATCATTCATTAGGGGCATTGTTGGTTGAGTTGGGGGATCAGGGGGAGTTTTATGTGCGGCAGTTAAGTCCCACACAAGACGGTTCATTTTACGATCTCGACACGTTATATCAACCAGCACAGCCTCCCGATTCTGGCCACCGGGCTTCAGGAATAGTGTACGGTGATAGTCATATCGACTCCATGGACCAACAGGTACGGGATGCCACATGGGAATCTCCTACATCAATAACGTCAATCTGCCGCCCGGAGCATCACTATATTCACGACGCTCTGGATTTTTATTCTGCGAATCATCACCATAAGGATAATCAGTTGGTTCGTTACGCCAAGCATCAAGCTGGGGCTCATAATGTCCAGCGGGAGTTGGATAGACTGGTGGCTTGCCATAACAAAATCTGGTCTGACTCAACGGCAACTTATCATTATATTGAGAGTAATCATAATTTAGCATTAACGAAATGGCTCCAATCCGCAGACCCTAAACAAGATCCTGAAAATGCACTTATTTATCACAAGTTAATGGTTGAGGTATTGAGTAATACTACCATGACCCCTTCAGGTGCAGCAATCCCCAATCCGCTTGCATTATATGTGATGCCTCGTATTGTTAATCCCAATAATACGATCTTTCATAAGCGTGACGATAAGGTTGAATTGTTTGATATCGACTTATCCCAACACGGGGATATTGGGATAAATGGGGCTAGGGGGAGCGTCCAGGCGTTTGCCCGCAGCGGTCGTAAATCGGTGACGGGTCATGGGCATTCGCCCAAGATTGAAAAGGGGGCGTATCGTGTCGGCACTTCAAGTTTGCTTAAACTGGAATATAATCAAGGTTACAGCTCATGGATGCATTGTCATTGCATTATCTACCCTAATGGCAAAAGAACCTTGATTTATATTATTAATGGCCGATGGAGATTATAAGTGTACGAACACGAAGGCGCAATCCACATCGAGAAAGACGATCAGTGTTGGATGTGTCAACATCAGCTAACATGTCCTGTAATGGAGGGGTTGGCCCTCGGTGTGTTATTATTAGATGGAGAGATGACTGTTCAAAATTGCGGATTTTATAAAAAGAAAGAGTGTCATTTAAAAATAGTATAGGAGACTAAAATGGTTTCAGCAGGCAATAGAGAGCGACAAAGTTTTAATACACCGACACTAACCAGTAAACGGGTATCGACGGTCAGTATTATGGCGTTGGCCGCCAATCCTTTGAGACGTAGTTTTACCGTAACCAACACTCATGCATCTGCGACTATATATATTGCTTTCAATAGCGCCGCTGTCGCCAACTCTACTTGTTTTAATATTGCCGCCGGAACATCATTCACGTTTTCGACGGGAACTACATGCCCTCAGTGTTCCACTTATGCCATCTCAAGCGCCACGAGTACGTATTTGACTTTTTATGAGGGTTAGCCACCAGACGAGTTTTAAATATTATGCCATTTAATGATATAGTTGCTCAACAAGGCCCACAACAGAAATTTTTAGAGAATTCGGCAAATATCGTGCTATATGGGGGATCAGCAGGTAGTGGCAAAACTTTCGCCATTCTGCTAGAGTGTTTAAGGAATGTAGCGAATCCGAACTTCTCTGCAATTGTGTTTCGTAGGGTAGGCACTATGATTTCAGCCCCTGGTGGCTTATGGGACGCCTCATCATCTATCTATCCACAGCTTGGGGCAAAGGCTATTGAGCATAAATTTCTCTGGAGGTTCCCATCTGGTGCAAAAATTAAGTTCCAGCACCTCGAGCATGAGAGTAACTGCTACGATCACCAAGGGGGAGAATACCCCCTCATAATTTTTGATGAGCTGGTACATTTTACCAAAAAGCAGTTTATGTATCTGATGTCCAGAAATCGATCAACCTGTGGCGTTAAGCCCTATATGCGAGCAACCTGCAATCCTGATAGTGGATCTTGGGTTAAGGAGATTATTGATTGGTGGATCGACCCTGATACAGGACTGCCTATTTCAGAGCGATCAGGAGTTATTCGTTGGTTTGTTGTATTAAATGAAGATTTTATATGGTTTGACAGTGAGGCTGAAGCTAGAGAAGCGCACCCTGATATACCGCCAATAAGCTTTACTTTCATAAGTGCCATGCTGGCTGACAATAAGATACTTATGGAAAAAGATCCAGGTTATAGGGCAAAGCTTTTAGCCTTACCTCTGATTGAGCGGGAGCGCCTACTGTCGGGAAATTGGCTCATCTCTGAACAGGGTGGAATTATTAAAAAAGAGTGGATACAGCTCTACACGGAACTTCCAGAAGTTAAATATTATTGGTGGTCTATAGATAGTGCTATCAAGGAAAAACAGGAGTCAGATTTCAGTGTCGCTCAACTATGGGCCTGTTGCGCCAATGGGTATTATCTTACTTTCAGTTGGCGGGGGAAGGTACCGTATCCAATTCTTAAACAAAAAGTTGAATCTTTATATGCCTTATATCCAGCCAGAGAGGTACTAATAGAAGATAAAAGCAGTGGTCAGCAGCTTATACAGGACTTTAAAGCCGCATCAATAATGCCAGTAATTGCAATGATGCCAGGAAAGAATGAAGCATCCTCTAAAATAGAGCGTGTTAATTTTGTTTCAACTCTTTTTGAGGCTGGAAAAGTATTCGTTAAAGCTAATCAAGAATGGACTAGAGATACAATAGACCAATGGTGCGCTTTCCCCGCCGTAAGGCATGACGACGACACAGACGCCATGTCCCAGGCTCTCTCCCGTCGCTTAAACCTTAACGACGCAATAACCACTCCCACCAATATTTGTGCGGCATTCTCAGCCAACGATCCATTTGTAAACGTACAAACAACTCCGGCATTTATAAGTTCATTTGAATCATTTCGTCACAATCAAGGTATCACCCACAATCCTTACCGATAGGTTATAATTTTTATTATGGGAGTTTTTGATTTTTTTAGAAGTGTTAGACAAGACGATGCAACCATCGTCCAGCTTCCAACACCAGGCCAGGTTAAGCCCTCTGATGAACTGGGGGTGTCGGGTGTCAGAGTCGCCTCCGGGTATGTTTACGAAGAATTTTTAACTGAGCTTCAAGGAATAAGAGGTCGCCGGATATTTAGAGAAATGTGCGATAACGATGATGTTATCGGGGCTGTTCTAACAGCGATTGAAAGCATGCTCAGAGCCGCCGACTGGAATGTAGAACCATCAAAATCAGGCTCAGCATCCGAAGCAAAAAAGGGCGCTCAGTTTTTTGAAGAATGCCTGGCGGATATGGATCACACCTTTGAGGATTTCATTTGCGAGGTATTGACCTATTTAACATTTGGGTTTGCCTATTTCGAGACCGTTTATAAACGCAGGGACGGTCTATACTGCCCCAACTTAGAGAATGTCAGTCGATTCTCAGATGGTAAGATAGGCATCAGAAAACTAGCCCCCAGAGCGCAAGAAACCTTAATCCGATGGGAAATGTCAGATGCGGGCGACGTGTTGGGTTTCTGGCAGTTGCCTCCTCAGGGAGGTGTAACCCGATTTATCCCGATTGACAAGGCTTTACTTTTCCGTACTAAGTCCCGGAAAAACAACCCTGAGGGGTACAGCCTTCTCAGGAATGCTTATGTTAGTTATTACTATAAGAAGAACCTACAGATTGTCGAGTCTATCGCCATTGAGCGGGAGTTGGCCGGGATGCCAATTATTACATTACCATCTGAGATTATGAATAGCCAAGATCCACAGCAGCAAGCGGTTTATGCAGCTTACCAAAAGGTTGCCCGTGATATGAAATTTAACGAACAAGCCGCCCTTATCATCCCATCCAACACTTATATGGATGGGATGGGGAAGCCAACCAATATTCCGATGGTGGATATTAAATTAATATCTGCACAAGGGAGCCGCCATATTGATACAAACGTTATTATCAACCGTTACAGCTCTGCCATTGCCAGGACAGTGTTGGCTGACTTCTTGATTCTAGGGTCCAACTCTAGAGGATCGTTCGCCCTGTCTAAGTCAAAAACAGATTTATTCTTGCGCTCGATAGAAGGCTATCTTAATAATATTGCGGCTGTTATCAACCGGGGTTTAATCCCAACCCTTTGGAGGCTAAACGGATTCTCTCCTGAAACAATGCCAAAGCTCAAGCCGGGCCAGATAGCGCCTCCAGACTTGACGCAGTTGGGTCTCTTTGTCCAGCAATTGGCCTCAGCAGGCATCATTTTTGGGGATAATACAGAGGCTATTGATTATTTGTTGGATGCCGCAGATATTCCCACAGGTGAAAATATGTCCCCTTACCAGGTCACGCCAGACTCAGTAGGGGATGACGGCCCTGTGACCCTTTAATGAAATCAGCCATTTTTGCTTTTAATGCCATAGGTTTATTAATAAGTAATGGCTAAGCTTACCCCCATTCAGATTGAACAGATACGCCAACTCTTAAACAAGTTTGACGCACAACTAACACGTGCCTTTCTGAGTGGAATCAAGAAGCTGAAAACCGAATTAGATTTTGATCAAATGGCCGCCTATATCTCAGAAGGACGCATAGATCTTGCCTTGGGAATGGTATCGCCCTATAACGTCAATAGCGCCTTCGATGAGTACGGGGAAAAATTGGGGGATATTTATGTACTCGGTGGTAAATTCAACGCTACTCTCGTCCCTTCAGTGCCCACCCTTTCTAACGGTTTACATGTTCAGGTTCGGTTTGACGTCGCCAACCCCAAATTAATGGATGCTTTTCAAGATTATGTCACCAACTTTAAAGCCAAGCTTTCTAATGAGCTACAAGCCAATGTCAGGGGTATTATTACCAATCAAATCTCAGGGGGCCAGAACCCGGCGGTGGCAGCCAGGACTATCACCACCGAATTAAAAGATTCGTTTGGATTGACTCCGTTTCAAGAGCGAGCCGTTCTGAATTATAAAAATATGCTTTCTAACCCCAAGCTCACCCTTACGGATAAGAATGAAATTTTAAGCAGGGCTTTAGCAGATGGTCGGTTTGACAGAAGTGTTATTAGCGCTTTTCAGAATCAAAACGCTATTCCTCAGGCGACAATTGACAAGATGGTTCAACGTTACCGAGAGCGATATTTACGCTACCGAGCTACTACGATTGCCAGAACAGATAGTATCAGAATGCTTAATATGTCCAACCAACAGGTGTGGAAGGATATGATTGATGAGGGCTTGGTTGATGAAAAGGATGTTAGAAAATATTGGATGACCGCTAATGATGAAAGGGTAAGGGATTCACACGTTGAGGCTGAGCTTTTATCTAACTCCAATGGAGGTTATCCTATAAACCAACCATTTAAAACAGGATTGGGTGAATTAATGTACCCCGGAGACCCTGAAGGCCTCCCCGCTGACGTCTGTAACTGTAGGTGCGCAGTCTACTACGAGGCGTGATAAAATATCAATAGGAGAGAGTTAATTATGGATTTACCACAAAATATTAAGCTTGCAATTCCATCGTCACATGGTCGTGATATTTTTAGAAAGGCATTTAATGAATGCGGATCTAATTATCCCCCTGTACGCTATATCACGGCGTGGGATGCCTTAGATAAAGCTGGGTATACCCACCAGGACGGTGTTTATACCAAATCTAATTCTGGTGATATATTCCTCTTAGAACAGCTGGCTCAAGCAATGGAGTTGGATGTTGAGATTAACGATAATGATGATGAGCGATCAGAAAACGCCCCGCCCCCCGGTGGGATGTATTCATCTTGTCCTGTAAATACTCATAGTGCTGACCTATTAACAGCCTGGATGCAGTCTTTCAAAATCCCAAACCCCGTACCGGCAGATCAGCTTCATTGCACAATCTTGTATTCAAAAGAGCAGGTTGGTGGTTATAAACCAATCAATGATATGACTATTTTAACCCCCCGCAGTATTAGTTATTGCGGCGTGCCTCAATGCAATTATTTCTTGCGTAGATTAGGTAAGAACAAAGAATGTCTGGCATTATGCTTTAATAATGATAAACTTGCAGATCAGTTTTGGCAAGCGTTGAATATAGGTGCATCATGGGACTTTGATGATCATAACCTACACATTACATTGAGTTATGATTGCCCGATGAGCTTTGATATCGCTACATTAGACATCCCACATTTTGAAATAATGCTGGACCCTGAGCAAGTTAAGCCATTACCGTCATCATTAACCTTAGAGGGTAAAAAAACTGTTCAACTAGATAATCCCTTACCTGTCTTAAAATTTAGCCTACAAAAGTCCAATGAAGAAAAACAAATGGTCTATGGCTATGCCTCAGTTATAGAAAAAGACGGTAAGCCTGTAGTGGATCTTCAAGGCGATGTTATTGATGATGAGGATATGTTGGTTAAGGCCGCCCATGACTTTATGAGGCAATACCGTGAAGGTCATGAGCTGCACTGGGGTAAGCAAACAGGCGAGATTGTTGAGTCTGTGGTTTTTACCAAACAATTGCAAGATGCTCTTGCGATTGATCTGGGGCAAGTCGGCTGGTATATCGGATATAAGGTCAACGATTCAACGGTTTGGGATATGGTTAAAAAAGGTGTTTATAAAGCCTTCTCAATCGGCGGTGACGGTATTCGGGAGGCTGTCGCATGATAATCAACCCCCTATTGGCTGTGATATTAACATTAACCCCAGTCCAACAAATCCATAATGAATTGCAACATAGGCCGGTAGTATTACCGCCTGTTAAATCAGTATGGGATATCATTTATTCTCCAAACCCTTACATAAACTTCTATAAGGAGCTTAGAAATGGCAAAAAATATTGATATAAAACACCCCGGAAAATTTCATGATTACGCATCTAAGCATGACGGACTGAATGAAGATGGGACGATAAAACCTGATTTTATTACCGAGTCATTAAAAAGCAAAGATGCCGATGTCAGAGAAATGGCTCAATTTGCACATAATGCAAAAGAGTTTATTCATAAGATTGATCCTAGCTTAAGTTCGGTTCATGTTAATTCCCCGATACAAGCTAAAAAGTCTCGTAGTCGTATTAAGGATATGTCGGTTAGAGAAGTATCTTTAGTACCGTCGCCTGCAAATCAATTTGCAAAAGTTAGTTTCTACAAAAATAATGATACAATTATTTCAGATATTGAAAAGGGAGAGTTAGGAATGACAACTGAAGACATCAAAGCAACACTAGAAAAGGCTTTAATTGAAAATGAAGCGTTAAAAGCAGATATTGCCAAGCGGGATGCTGACAAAGCTGCAGCTGATGCTAAAAAAGCCAAAACTGATGCTAAAAAACCTAAAGCCAAGACTGATGGTAACGATGATGTGGACGGTGACGAAGATGTGGACGGTGACGAAGTTGCCAAGGCTTTAAAAAAATCTCATGACACTATCGAGGTGTTACAAAAACAAGCTGAAACACAGGCATCTGAAATTAAAAAACTGAATGATCACTTAGAGTTAACCAGGCTTGAAAAACAAGCTGATTCTGAGTTTCCTAACATTCCGGGAACTTCTGCTGAAAAAGCTCAAATTTTAAAATCTGTATACTCAATGCCTAAAGAGCAGCAAGAAGTAATGCTGAAAAGCATGGCGGCTCAAAATGAAGCCTTGAAAAAATCAATGTCTGAGATTGGTCATGGCACTGTGGTTATTTCTAAGGGTGCCGATCAACTTGATGTAATGGCTAAAGCTTATGCTGAAAAGCACAGCATTCCATTCACCAAAGCTTATGATGCGGTAATGCAAACCCCTGAAGGGAAAGCTGCTTATGCGCAATACACCAAAGAAACACTTAAGTCAGCACAGCCATAGAGGATAGCCGAAGATGTCTTTTGAAAATCAACAATTACGACTTTCTGTCAATACAGCAATTAGTTTTGCATCATTGCAATACACGTTTGTAAATGTATCGACATTAGGTTTGACAGCGCCCACAGCTTCTACGGTTCAGGTGTTGGGTGTTGTCCAAGATAATAATGCCAATATCGGGACCGCCTCTGAAGTAGCCATCTTAGGCACTACAAAGGTTGTGGCTGGCGGAAGCATATCCATAGGCCAATACGTTGGAACAAACGCTGTTGGTAAAGCTGTCCATGCAACTACCGGCTTCCAAAAAGTAGGTATTGCCCTTGAAGCGTCAACAGCAAGTGGTCAGATTATCGCAATTGCCCTCATCCCTAGTGGCGCAGCCGCATAGACTTATTAGAAAGAGAGAGAGTAGAGAGAAATGCCAAACCCCACAGTTTCAGATGTCCATGTAAACCAACCTTTGTCGAATATAAGTATTGCTTATATTCAAGACGAAACTAAATTCGTTGCGCAAAGAGTATTTGCCAATGTTCCTGTGCCAAAACAATCTGATGTCTTCTACGCTTATAACCGTGGGGACTTCAACAGAAACCAGGCACAGAAACGGGCGCCCGGAACTGAATCTGCCGGCGGAGGTTATAGACTAACCAACAACTCTAGTTACCTCTGCGATGTCATTGCGTACCATAAAGATATTCCTGATCAGATTCGGGATAACAGTGATGCTGTGCTTGACCCTGACAGAGAGGCTACCATCTATGTTACTCAATTATTATTGATTCAACGAGAAGTTTCGTTTGCAACCAACTTCATGACGACAGGCCTTTGGACGAATGGTATCTCAGGCTCAGGATCAAGCCAGTGGTCAGATTATACCAATAGTGATCCGATTACCGCTATTCGTTTAGGGATGGATACCGTTGAGCAATTAACGGGTTACCGGCCTAACGTGTTGGTTATGGGCCGTCCTGTTTGGTCCATCCTGGCTGATCACCCCGATATCGTTGACCGGGTAAAATATGGTCAATCCGGTGTTGGTAAACCAGCAATGGTTACTCGTGAAGCTGTCGCTGCGTTGCTTGAACTAGATCGAATCGAAGTTGCCGCTGGTATCCAAAACACGGGTATTGAGGGTGCTACTGATTCCGAATCTTGGATTATTGGTAAGTCAGCCCTGCTGGCTTACGTTCCCCCAGCTCCCGGATTGATGACACCAGCCGCAGGTTATACGTTTAGCTGGACTGGATATCTTGGTGCTTCGGCTCAAGGGACTCGAATTTCTAAATTCAGAATGGAATGGTTGCGGTCAGACCGGGTTGAAGGCGAGATTGCCTACTCACAGAAATTAATTTCTGCTGATTTGGGTTACTTCTTCAACACCATTACGGCGTAAGACGATGCCTCGTGTTGAGTCCTACCCTGAAGGTTTTGATCCAAAGAAGCCTTTGGTGGTCAGGAAAGCCTTGAATGTGAATGGTCGTCACTTTAAACCTGGCGACCCATTCCCTCATCATAAATTTAAGGTTCCAACCAGACGTTTAGCTCAGATGTTTGACCTGAATCAATTATGTCACCCTTCTGAAGCTGAGACTCCTATTGTGGAGGCAATCTTAAATGCTGAGCCTGATATTGAAGCACCTGAAGATTTGGCCCTACAGCCATCTAACATGGATGGGGAGACCGATACTGAGAATAGTCAAAAAGAAGTAGAAGGAGAATCATCCGATGACCGGCCCGACGAACGAGAATAACGCTAAGGTTGTAGGTTCAGACGCCTTTAACAAAACGATGTTTGCCGCCAACAAGCTGTTGGTGGGTAATACGCCCCCAGCCTCCATTGCTATTACCAATGCGGCTGGCGCTGCTACAAAATTAAGCGCCATTTCCTTTCAGGTTAATGACCAATTCGGGAATGCTGTAACGACTCCTCAACCCTTATTTGTATTCTTGTCTGACTCATCCTCAGGTGTCGGTTATACGGCAGGAACCACTCCTAGTACATTCGCTGTCTTAAGTTCACTTGGCGTAATATTTGATACGATGGTATCCGGTAAAGCCGCCTTGGTACAAACGAATGCCAGTGGAGTGTTCAGACTATCCATTAAAAGCACCTCAACACTAGGATTTTATCCCAGCGCCTATTTAATGAACACTCCCAATACATTGGCTATTGGCGCTCAGCTCACATCGTCAAGTTATCACCCATAGATTGTGATATATGGTCTGGACTTATACAGGAACACCTTTAACCGTACCTCTTGATGAGGTTCGGTTACTGATCGGGGATACCGATACCACCGACCAACAGTTGCAGGACGGCGAAATAGCCTACGTTCAAAGCAAGTACAGTTATAACAATATCCAGGCTGCCGCAATGTGCTGCAAGGTGTTGGCTGCTAAATATAGCCGCCTGGTAGACTCTGCTATTGAGACCATTCGTATTTCAGCCTCTCAAAAGCTTGAACACTATTTAAAGCTTTATGAAGAATTATGGGAAGAGGCTACCAGAGCCAACGCCGCACCTATACCATTTGTTGCCGGTATTTCTATATCTGATATTATTGCTAACAGGGGTACAAATGATCGGGTGCTGAGCGTATTTCGTAACAACCAATTTAATAATCCATTGGCGGGTGAGAATAACTCAACAATGGATGACGATGTGTTTCACGATTGATGGACACGCATAAGGAACCTCCTTTATGTTTACAGAAACCTCCACCACCCAAGATTGGCCATCAGAAAAGGTCATTATTATTGGTGGAGGCTCTTCGGCTAGTAGCGTTGACTTTAACCGTATCAACGGCTTAAAGATCGGGGTTAATGACTCCGCATTCCATACGCCATGCGACATTTTATTTTCGATGGACGGTCCTTGGATTAAAAATCGACGCCATGAAATTCAGCAATTCCCAGGGGAGAGGTGGTTAGCCGTTCCACCAAATTACACAGACTTTATCCCAGGGGTAAACTATTTAAAATTGGCCTCATGGCAAGGTAAGATGTCAGACAGCCCTGATACTATTACCTGTGGCAACAGTGGCTACGGAGCGATGAATCTAGCCTATCTAAAACAATCCAAGGTCATAATCCTCATCGGATTCGATATGAACCTATCACCGGCCCACTATCACTGGCACAATGGATATTGCTGGTTTGACGGGCATCTTGCCAACGGTGATTATATCAGATGGGTAAAGCAAGCAGAAATTATTGCGGCTCAATGTTTCTTGAGGGATATGTTGGTTGTGAATTGTAATCTTAAAAGTGCCATCCGTAACTTTGTGTTTGTCGAGCCAGAATCTCTATATGAGGATCAGCAAGACTTTAAGCGTAGCCGTAATAAAAAGGTATCACATAATCAATCTAGGGGCTAGGATCGGTACTGCTTAGATAGGCGTACCACTGCACACTGATTGGAACCCTGTACCATGTGTCATTAAATACCGGACCTGAGCGTTCTGAGCGGAGTACCCGGATAAGGCAGGTGTCGGTTGTTAGGATAGTCCCCCATTTAAATAAACTCCCTACAATTTGATCGGCGATAACGTCGGCACTCTGGGGGCCCTGATTTAATGGGTAATTAAGATCAATCTGAAAACCCCCCTCGTATTGAGTGAGTGCCAATTGGCCTAAGCTCTCAGGCTTACAAACCAAAGGTCGCAATTGAGCATGAATGTAAGGTGTCCCTGAGCTGCTATCATAATCTTCGTTTTCCCACACAATGATGGGAGCTGATACGATTGTGCTTAGATGCAATTCTAAAGCATTTCTGATAAGCGTGTAACTCATAAGTAGCAGTACCATTGAACTGTAACAGGGATCATATACCACTCAGCGCTGATGAGCGGTTCAACCCTCCCGGACTCTAGGATAATAATACCGCCTGTTAAGGTGGTCCCCCATTTAAACAGGCTTCCCACAATCTGATCAGCGATAGCGTCGGCAGCCTGAGGGCCTTGGTTTAATGGGTAATATAAATTAACCAACAGGTTTCCACTATAATAGGTGAGGGCTGATGACCCCAGGGCTGACGGTTCTGTTATCACCGGATGGAATCCAGCTTGAATATAAGGCGTCCCAACCGTCCGGGTGTAATCATCATTCTCCCAGACTATCACAGGAGCGCCGCTTAAAGTGTTAAGCTGAATCTCAAGAGCGTTGCGAATAGCAGCGTAGGACATGGCTACTCCCCATCTGGCAATGTGGCGGGATCAAACTCTGTAGGGATAACATAACTGTTAAGCTGAGATTTATTCATATTGGTACATTTTGCTAGGGCTTCCTGTCCAATCCGAGCGGCGGAGGAAACAGCGTCTCTCACAAAACCTTGATGTTTTGACTCATATTCCAACACCCTGATGTAAACACAATTATTCATGATATAAACAATTTTCCCTGCCCTGATTTTCTTGCGCTCATTGTAGGTTTGCCGTTGGGATTGACCTTTGGCAGCCTTGGCATCCGGAACTTGCTTGCGGTAATCTATTCCACCTCCTGGGAACTTTTGCTTATAATGGGGGTTATCCACCATTCCAACCTCAGGACCTGGGGCGCTTCTATCAACCGATGTGTACCATGAAGCTCTTGAGAATCCAGTCAGCACAGGGTTACGACGCATAATCTCACGCTGAAGTCCTGAACAGAAGAATCGTAAAAATGTATCCATCTTCATTTCTGTTTCATCTATGTAGGCTTCGATTGCCTGTAAAAACTTCTCATTCGCCATTAGCTTTGGATATCTAATTGGTAATACAATACGCTTGTTCCGCAGTAGATGGGATGAACATCCGTTATTTGATACTGAAGGTTATTGTTGGGGTCAATTATAAAATCCTTTTTCAGGGGGACCTTGGGAATATTTAATGCTTGGATAATACACCGACGCTTGCCATCTTCAACGATCCTATCGTCTGAAGCCATCATGTCAACAGAATTAATAATTAATCCCAACAAATTGTAAGTTGATGTAGTCTGAGTTTTACCTGTGCCAGGTACATAAGCGCCATCAGTCACATGAACAAGCTGTATCGTTCTGTCAGCTTGCTTTATGATATTATAAACATCTGTTGGCGATATGAGGTCCATAATTATTAATTATAAGGCTTCCCGTGATAAAATTTAGGTTAGGGTATAAATTAAAAAGAGAGAGTTAGATATATGGCATTCGCACAAGGCTCCCGATCAGGAATAGGATTTATATTAGAATCGAGTTATGGTATTACCCCTTCCACCCCTCACTTTGCAGATATCCCCCGTGGTCAGAATACACTTGACTTAAGTGTGTCTTCACTAGAGTCCGCGGATATTAGAAGTGACCGACAAACTGCCGTATATCGACATGGGAACAAGCAAATCTCTGGGGATATTGTCGTTGATTTCCGAGATGCGGATTATGATACTTTGCTAAAAATGGCAATGTTTAATGCTTGGAGTACCAGCACCCTAACCGTGGGTACAACCTCCTACTCAGCATCTATCGAAGACCAACAATTAGATATTGGGCAATACAGACTCTTTACAGGGTGCATGATTACCTCTATGAAAATGAGTATCAAGCCCAACGCTATGATTTCAACCACTTTCAGTTTTGCTGGATCAGATATGGCAATTGCATCCAGCTCCGCCTCATCCATCCCGCTGGTGGCAGGTGCCGGATTTAGCCCTTATGATTCTTATACGGGGTCTATCTTAGAGAATAACTCCACACTTGGGGTTATTACTGATCTTGAATTTACAATTGATAACAGCGTTCGGCCAACCTTTATTATTGGTCAAAACACCACTCCTTATATGGAGTACGGGCGAGCTAAGATTACAGGTAGCTTACAAGCGTACTTCAGTAACGCTATATTGATGAACAAATTCATCAATGAAACCATCACCACCATCTCTTGTACTTTGTACGATGGGACCTCAGGGCATCATTACACATTCCTCTTCCCTCAGGTAAAATACTCAACCTTGAAATCCCCAGTCTCTACCGAACAGTCAAGGATGTTGACAATGGACTTTATAGCACTCAGAGATCCATCCACAGGGACCGAGTTAAAAATTACTCATAATTGACACATAGGGTTTGTAGTATTAAAATTACTATTGGGTGTAAAAAGCCTAATAGTAATTTTTTAGGAGTTAGAGAGTTATGGATTTAAGCGAATTGACACTTTTAAATGAGCCGATAGAATTTATTTTTAATGACCCTATAACCAATCTGCCAACCGATATGAAGTTCAGAGTTATTGGTCAAGACAGTGATCAGTTCTTGGCTTACAAGCGCAAAGAAGATAACAAAAAACTGAAGCGGTTACAGAAATTTAATGGTCGCTTTACACAGTCTATGGAGGAAATAGACGCTGATTCGCTGGCGATGACAGCAGCGTGCATTGTTGGTTGGAGCGGTTTAGTCTACAACGGTGAACCTTACGCCTTTACAAATGATAATGCAATTCAGCTATTGAAGGCTTATCCCCCGATCCGAGATCAGATTGAAGACTTTGTAAAAGACCGTACGAATTTTTTCGAGAAATCATAAACGAGCTGTATTTACACCTTGAGGAAGAGACAAGACTGTCCCTCAGGGATGAAAAAGGCGGTACGCTTAAACAACATCTTGAACAGGTTGCGGAGCAAACGGGTGAAGCGCCGGAAGATTTAATTACAACCTCGTTCAGACCAGAGCTAAGTTATTTACTAAAATGGTTCATGGAATTAAATGGCGGTCGTCGAAATAATGGCTTTGGCCCTGAGCCTCTATCGTATAATGAGATAGGAGAATGGTCCCGATTATTAAATATTGATATTGACCGCTGGGAAGTACAGGTGTTAAAGCAAATGGATGTCATCTTCTTAAGGGTATACGGAGAAAAAACAAAGTGACCGATATCGCCAAAATAGCAATTGCCGTTGACAGCTCTGACCTTGAAAAAGGAACCAAGGCTTTAGCTGATTTGGGGGAGCAAAGCAAAAAAACTGTAACCGCAACCAACAATGTGGTGGATGCTAATGAGCGGTTAGCTAAACGGGCTGCGACGGCGGCAGCTGCAAACGCTAAATTATCGAACACTTATAAAGAGCAGATCGGATTTGTCAATCAACTAAAATCAGCACTGGTTGGGTTAGCGGCTTTGTACGGCGTTGGGCAATTGGTTACTCTTACTGATCAATACAACCAGCTTAGTGCTCGTGTAAAAATGCTCACGGCGGCTACAGGCGATTTTAAAGGTGTAATGCAAGCATTGACTCAGACCTCTGAAAAAAATGGGGTCTCATTAAAAACAACTGTTGATATGTTTCAAAAATTTCAATTGGCTGCCAAGGATTTAGGTGCCTCAAATGCTCAGATGGTCAAATTAACAGGTTCTTTCCAAGAGCTTGGGATTCTGAGTGGCACCAATGAAAAGCAATTCAGTATGGCAACCAACACCATCATCAGGATGTTTGAGCAGGGCCATGTTAAAGGGACGCAATTCAATATGTTGATGCGATCAATGCCAGCAGCAGTCCAAACAATTGCGGATGGCTACGGCGTGTCGGTTGGCAAACTTAAGCAAATGGCTGACGCTGGCAAGGTGACATCTGAGGGAATATTTCAAGCCCTGATGAAAGAAGCCGATGTTATTGCCATGAAGTTTATGGGGCTACCGCCCTCATTAGCTAGGGCACTTGCCGGCCTTAAAACATCCGTGATGAGCTTTATGGGGAGCGTCAATAACAGTACTCACTTCCTTGATAATATGGCACGAGGAGTGCAGGCCATAGGAAGCGCCTTTAATTTCTGGAAATCCCACATAGGTGAATTGATTGCAGGGCTGATCGCTTTAGCTGGGGTAATTACAGTTCTGAATTTACAACGATTTGCCACAACTATCAACTTTGTAAGTGAGGGTTTTGTAAATTTAGCCATTGCCATGGAAGCCGGTGTTATACCAGGCGTTACAGCGCTGATTGGCTCATTTGGAAATTTAACCGGATCTATAAAAATGGCTACGGGTGCCACCCTTCTATTCCTGGCGGCTAACCCTGAGGTTGTTGCGGGATTAGCTTTAATAGCCGCTGGAGCTGCAGCAGCAGCGTTGGCTGGGCATCAATTTGAGCAAGAACTTAAAAAGGATGGGGCAACCTGTGTTAATTTTGGCGATATAGCACATGCTGCTTTTGGGGGAATCGCTGATTCCGTCCATAATATAGGACAGGCTTTTGCTGATGCGATGGGGCCTGCGGCAACATGGTTTAAAAAGGCAATCGATTGGGCTGGCCAACTTGAGGAAAAAATACTTGGATTACAAGGCGCAATGCAAAATCTGCGGGATAAAACAGAAAGGGAAAAGGCTCAAGGATTAGGCCAGCGTCTCCGGACTATCATGAAAGAACGTGGTTTTGATAAGGATAAAGTGCGAAGCATTTATTCACAAGAATATTGGCCCAACCATCAAGACATGCCTTCAGATTGGTTAGAGCCTGAAAAGCCTGGCTATCATATGCCAAAGCCAGTAACCCTTGATCAACAGCAAAAATTTGTAGATTTCATGGATGGACGAATGAATTGGGACTTGCCTGGTCCACCATTACCGCCTAAGCCCCCTAAAGAAAAAGCGGTAAAACGTACTCCGGAACAAAACTTTGCGGCTGATTTAAACAATGCTAAAGCAGCCTTAGCCCAACAGCAAGATTTATTAAATACCTTACATACTGGTGGAGTGGCTGGCTACGAACGAGCTAAAGCATTAAGTGATGCCGGTATTACAGATAGCTCTAAAACTGAGAAATATAAAGAGGCTTGGAAAAATCAGTTAGAAGTACTTAAGCAGAAGAAAGCTCAAGCGGAGCTAACAACCAAGCAAGACCTACTGTTGGCTGAGGCTGAGGAGAAATTAAACGCTACGGTAAAAAATTCTAAACTTATCAAGGCAAATGCCACACCCGCTGACATGGCTATGTTTGAACGAGCTCAGGCAATTCAGGAATTTAACGCCACAGCGGATAAAAACGCCTTAATGCCAGGAACGAAAGATAGAAATAAATATATTTCTGATCAGACAAAAATGTACGATATAGAACAATATGATCAGCTTAATATAAAAATAAATGATATTTTAAATAAACAAAAAGAACAAATTGATGAATTAACCCATTCTCAGGATTTAAACAATACAGCGACTGCTAAGGCGAACGCCTTAATTCAGGCTAGATATATTCTTGAGCATGAGAAAAATAGCGCATGGAAAACGATGTCTCCTGAAAAACAAGAGGCTGAAGTTCAGGGGCTTGGTGGTCAAATATTTGCAAATGATGAGACTATTAAAGATTATGAAAACAAGCGCCAATTAAAAGAGATGCAAACACAACTCAATGAGGCGCAGGCTGAATACAACCTGTTGGTTTCAACCGGCGGTAACATTGATAGTGTCACGGGTAAAATGAAATATGACGCATTGAGGCGTCAACTTGATTTAGACAAAGAGAAAAACGAATTAAGAAATACCGTAGGTGATCCTGATCAGAATGACGCTGCTGGGATTAGGGCGCAAAAACTACTTGAGGTATATGCTCAGCAATTGGATTATAAACAAAAAGAGAAAGATTTAACAGAGTCTATCAATGCCAACATGCAAATCGCTAAAACCATTACCGATAGCATTAATGAGGTATTGGATCAGATTGTTTTCCATTATCGAGATTGGGAACATCATTGGCGTAGTTTCAAAAAGATGATGTCTGATACTTTGATGAACGCCGGACAAAGCATTTTTAATCAAACGATTATGAAGCCAATAAACGCCGGGGCTAACGGTGGCATTATGTGGCTATTGCATCAGATGGGGGTTAATAGCCCCGGCGCAACAAACCCTGTAACCCCTTGGCACGCCCCAGCCAACATGCCCCCTATGACGCCATATCAGCAAGAGTTGAATAATAGATTAAACCCTAGTGCAACAAGCCCTGGTGGCCAACCTGGTAATATAAGCAGCACGAATTCAAATATGAACATTCAGGCAAATAGTGACCTTGGTGTGTTTAGTAATAACACCAACCAAATTACTATCAATGCACAGAATTTGACATTAACCGCAGGGGCTTCTTCGGTACAAACTTCTTTTGGGGCTAATAGTAATGGTATTAACTCTGCTGCTAGTTCAGCAATGAATAGAATGTATGGAATTATAACCTCTAACCATCAGGCCCTTTACGGTTCAGAATCCCACCTAAGTGGATCTCTGGTTAATACAATGCCTAATAGTATCACAGCCCTCTCTGGTACATCATCTATATTTAGTGGTTTGGATTCTATCTTTAGTGGAGCTAGTGCTACCAGTGGTGGTTTAAGCGCCGGTATTGCAGCAGCTGTTGGAATGGCTTCGGGTGGGATCCTTAACTCACCCACAATGTTCCCTGGAGCTGGCGCTGGTGGGGCAAACGTAGTTGCTGGTGAGGCAGGCCCTGAGGCGGTGCTACCTCTTACTCGTGTTAATGGTGTGTTGGGTGTTAAAACTTCAGGGGGAAGCAACACTCAATCACCCCTTGTATTCAATCATAGTGTCACTGTGAATGTCCAGGGAGCGGCAGGTGCTACCGAGGGTCAAAATGCAGCGATGGCACAACAGATTTCAGATCAAGCTACAGCCGCAGCCAGGGCTATGGTTATGGATGAGTTAAATAACCAACAGCGGCCCGGAGGTGCTTTGTATAACGCTTATGGTCCAAGAGGATGACGTTAGCAACTTTTTCACCCGCCATCACCCCTGGTATCAATTCTGAAAAGGATATTCAAGCCAATGTGTTACGTTGTGATTTTGGAGATGGGTATACCCAGCGGTGTAATGTTGGCTTAAACAATTATAAGCGAATGATAACGCTTATATGGGGTGCGTTGACATTGGCGAACGCCAACTATATTGAAGAGTTTTTGCAAACAAGCTTATGGGAACTCCCCTTCTATTATCAGATGCCGGATGAGTCTACAACCCGTAAATGGATCGCTGATCCACAGTCCTACCAGCGCACCTATAACGACGGTGTTGGGTTTTATACTATCCAGGTGAAGTTTGAGGAGGTATTTGACACGCTATCATGAGCTTCGCTACTTTTGCCCCAACCTACAATCCTAACATTAGCTCTCAGAAAACGATTCAAGCCAGACTCCTGCGGCCTGATTTTGGGCAGGGGATGACACGGGCGTCAGACGACCTTAATTGCTATAAACGCATGGCGACATTATCATGGGATGTCATGACAGCATCCGATGCCAACTATATTGAGAATTTTGTACAAGGGTTGGATTGGCTAAATCCTTTTTATTATCAATTACCCGATGAGTCGACAACCCGGTGTTGGGTAACTGTTCCTCAATCTTATAAACGGACTTATAATAATGGAAATGGTTATTATGCTATTCAGATCCAAATCGAAGAAGTGTTTGATATTCCCCCTTCAACTTTTTATGACGCTTGGACTGATTATGCCGCACCCTATTCATTAACGGGGTATTCTTAAATGACAGATTCAAACTTAGCCGCAGTCACACAATCTTTCGCACCAGGGACTCTGATTGAATTATTTCAATTGGATACCACCAGCTTGGGGGGTTCGATTTATTATTTTACAGCCTCCTCCAATAATTATGGTCCTATCGCTTATGGTGGTATAAGCTATACTCCCATTGACATTGAAGCTACTGGATTTGAATACTCAGGCACAGGGACGCTACCCACACCGCACATCAAAATAGCCAACACCACCCTTGTGCTGAGTGCTGCGGTTATCACCCTCAATGATTTAGTCGGGGCGGTCTTGACCCGAATACGGACATTTGCCCAATTCCTGGATACCGGGTTAAATCCAGATTCCAACGCTCAATTTATCCCTGATGTTTATAATGTTGAGCAAAAAGTAAATCATAACAAGGTTTTTATCGAATGGCAGCTGTCAGCCGCAATGGATCAAGAGGGTCGATATTTACCGAGTCGGATTATATTGCGGGATGTGTGTTCACACACGTATCGTTTTTGGGATGGCTCAGATTTTGATTACACCAAAGCATCATGTCCCTATACCGGGACATCCTATTTTGATACGAATGACACCCCCCAATTAAGCGCCGCTAACGACACTTGCGGCAAGCATCTATCCTCGTGCATCTCTCGATTTGGGCAGACTGGAACGTTACCAACATGGCAAATGCCGGGAGTGGGACAGATAATATGATCCTTCATCAATATGAATTAGACGCAATCGAACACGCTAAATCCTGCCATCCTTATGAATCTGTTGGGTTTGTGGTCAATAATGAGTACATTCCGTTGACTAACATTTCCGATTCACCCCGAAGTCAATTTGAAGTGGCTAGCAAGGATTATATGAGGTTTCCTAGCCCGGATAGATTAATACACTCCCATCCAGAAATGAAGGCATTGGAGCCAAGCCGGTGCGATATGCAAGGCCAACTGGATATGAATATCCCCTGGGGGGTTTTTACAATCAATTGGCTTTATGAGGAGAAGCGCTTCTCAGTCTCACCCATCTTGTATTGGGGAACAGGCCTCCCTCACCCCCCATTAATTGGACGGAAATTCAGATGGGGGCCATCATCCATATCTGATAATGGTGGTGACTGTTACGCACTTGTTAAGGATTATTATGAGATGGAGATGGGGATAATCCTCCCAGAATATCCAAGGGATAATGAGTGGTGGATTAATGGTGGCGATATGTATCGGGATAATTTCCAAAACGCAGGTTTCAGGCGAATTGAGATGAGCGAAATGCGTAAAGGGGATGTCGCCCTGGCGCAAATTATGTCCAAGGTTCCTAATCATGCCGGGATTTATTTAGGAGATGGCACGTTTTTGCATCACTTAACAAATAGGTTAAGTCGTCGGGATAACGTCAACGTCTATAAAAAATGCGTTACGCACTGCCTGAGGTACGACCCACAATGATTAAAGTCTACCTGCATGGGGGACTTAAGGAATTTGGGGAGTGTTACGAGTTTTCGGCCACTACCCCTCAGCACGTCATGTCCGCCCTTATTAATCAATTACCTGGATTCAGAAAGCGTATAAACGAAGGTCGGTGGCATCTTGTGGTTGGCAAAGCCCCAACACCTGACGGGGTGTTGGGAGACGCCTCAGTATCTCTGGACGAGACCGAATTAGATTTCCAGCTCGGCAGCCAAAAAGAATTTCATCTGATACCAGAAATCGTTGGGGCAAAGGATGGTAGCACCTCTGGAGGTATCCTTAAAACCGTGGTGGGAATTACCTTGATGGCAGTAGCCGTTGTTGGGACGATTTTTTTTTCAGGGGCAACAGCTTTTCCAGGAGCAGCCGCACTCTGGGGAACCCTTGGAGCCTTAGGAACCACTATGACAATCACGGGGATCAGTCGGCTCTTATCCCCAAAGGTGGTTCATAATGCTGAACCTTCATTTTTATTTCAGGGGGCTTCCAACTCTACTCAACAAGGAGTGCCGGTCCCAGTAGTCTACGGGCGAATGATTGTTGGTTCTATTGTTGTGTCGGTTGGGATTGATGCTGAGATTTCAAATAGCCCTGTCTTATCAGCTGGGGATGTCTTGCTATGATTAATAATATTCATGGTTCAGGGGATGGGGGTGGTGGTAGCGGAACAAACCCAGCCCCAGTTATTCAACCAGACTCACTACAGTCAGACTCAACAGCCAGGATTATCGATCTGATTTGTGAAGGGGAAATCCAAGGATTGGCAAACGGTTCTAGCTCAATATATATTAATGGAACCCCATTGATTGATCAGGCGACAGGACAATCCCCCTTCAATACCCAATATGGGATTGGGGCCAGCTTTCTAAATGGTACCGCTGATCAGCTTCCTATCTTAGGTTTTGGAGAGGTAGACGATGAGATTACGGTAGGCCTACAAGTCTTTCAGGAGACCCCTTTAGTTTTTACGGTCGATGATCCAGATTTGGACGCTTTTCGAGTTACAATCCAAATCCCAGCTTTGTATTATGCTGAATCTAATGGGAACATCAATGATACAACCGTGTCATTCACAATATCTTTACAATCTAATGGTGCCTCAACCTACTCAATTGTCAACTTCCCAGGATTAAACTCAAATCCAATCTCTATCAGTGGTAAGGCATCCAGTACGTTTGAGCAGGCTTATACAGTAAACCTACCGGTGGGAGGTGCGCCTTGGAATATAATGGTTACGAGAGTCAGTGGCGACTCAGGGGAGATTGGCTATGCTAATGCTGAATATATTGGTGCCACCTATGTTTCACGAGTAACGCAAATTATTTATACAAAAATGAATTACATGAACTCCGCCATCTGCGGGATATATCTGAATGCTCAATATTTCAACCTGGGCATTCCTAGCCGCTCTTATGATATTGAGGGGCTTATAATCCAAGTCCCATCCAACTATAACCCAACAACAAGAGCCTATACTGGAATATGGGATGGAACGTTTCAGATGGCTTACTCCAATAACCCCGCTTGGGTTTTATATGATTTGTTGACCTCAACCCGCTACGGCCTTGGGCAATGGATTGATGCAGCTCAAATTGACAAATACACCCTGTATACCATTGGACAATTTTGTGATGTGTCGGTTCCTGATGGTCAGGGGGGTATGGAGCCTCGGTATACATTTAATGGTATACTCAATAACTTGAATGATGCTTATTCTACCATTCAGGCTATCACTGCCGTATTCAATACAATGTGCTATTGGGGATCTGGGATGGTAACATTCTCCCAGGATATTGATGCGGATGCTGTTAAATTAGTGACACCCGCCAATGTTCAGAATGGAACTTTTAATTATAGTGGGACCGCCATAAAATCCAGACACACGGCAGTTATAGTGACATGGAATGATCCTGAGCTACTTTATAACGCTACAGCCACTTTGGTTGAAGATACTGAGATGATTCAACAGTTTGGCTACAGAGAGACCAGAATTGTTGCTTTAGGATGCACCTCTCACGGGCAGGCCGTCAGAACCGGAAAATGGTTACTTTTTACCGAGCGCTATCAAACTCAGACCGTAACCTATACATGTTCTTTTGATCAGGCGGATTTGCGGCCAGGGGATATTATCAGTATTGCAGATCCTTATTATGCCGGGGTCCGGATGGGTGGCAGAATTACCAGCGTCACGGCTGGTAATGAAGTCACCATAGATTCGCCGATTGAGTTCTTGTCGGATGAAACCTATTCATTCTCATGCGTTTATCCTGACGGAACAATCAGTTCATCTTTTGCGATAACCAACAGTGGGTCTACAACCACAATGCTAAATCTGGCTGGGGTGTTAACTCAAACCCCCATCAATGGGGCTATGTTTGTGGTGACAGCCTCCAATGTCGCTCCGGTGCCATATCGGGTTATTAGTGTCAGGGAAACCGCTAAAAATCTGTTTGAGGTCACAGCCTTATTACATTATGTTGGAAAATATGAGGAAATTGAACAAAATATCACAGTGGCTCAGCCGACATATTCAATCCTCCCCACAGGGGCTTTATTACCGCCTGCGGGTGTGACCTTTATGGAGTATTTGTATCAGGCTGGGGTTAATATCCAATCTGCATTACAAATATCATGGTCGGCATCTACAGACTTACGGGTATCTTATTATAACGTCTATGTCCAATCCCCAAGCGCCACAGGCTACGCATTAGCGGGGACTACTCCCACCACAAGCTTTACACTGGATAATACTTTCCCTGGGTTATATCTGGTACAGATTATAGCGGTATCCGCTACCCTGAATTTAAATTCCCCTACCGTGAGCGCCAGTTATGAAGCTGTTGGTTTATATGAGACTCCACCGGATGTTACCGCATTCGGGGTTCAGGTGTTGAACCGGAATGCTTATTTACAATGGAGTACTGTAGCCTCTCTGAACCTGGATCATTATGAAATCAGATACACGCCACAAGTTGGAGCGGGCATAACATGGGGTGGTTCACAAGTCCTCTATGGGAATGTATCACCGTCACTAAACAGTATTCCAATCCAATCTATGATAGGGACATATAGCATCAAGGCTATAACGTCACAGGGTGTTTATAGCGCCAATGCAGATTTTGCGGAAACCAACATTGGTAACGTGTTGGGAATGCAGGTCTTACACACAGTAGAAGAAGACCCAGCTTATGGAGGGACATTTTCAAGCTGCGCCGTGTTAGGAGGTTCGTTGCAATTAACAGGGGCCGACACGGTAGATAGTTGGCCGAATATTGATAATGTTCTGAATTGGGATATCGGAAACGACGGAATTACAGGGAGTGGAACCTATACATTCACAGGATGTGGGTCAACGCTGGGGGCGAGTTTTGACGCTGAGGGCGTATTTACTATGAATGTTGTTTCAAACATCATAGCCTTTGGATCTGATCTGTATTCCAATGTGGATCTTTGGACCAATACTGACTTGGTTGCAGATTGGGATGGAGGAGATCCGAGTGAGTGGGGAATTCAACTTCAGGTGAGAACCACCCCAGACAACCCCAATAGCGGAATTCCTACATGGAGCGGGTGGATGAATTTTTATAATGGCGATTATACTTGTCGGGCTTTTCAGTTCAGGTTAGCCTTAACCTCAGCTCAAGTTGGGATTTCCCCCATTGTTAGTCAATGCCAAATTATTATTAATCTTCCCAATAAGTTTGACGGGGCGGCAAATTTAACCTCTAGTGCCGGAGGCTCGGTAGTAGATTTTACTCAGATTTATTATAATACACCCAGTGTTGGCATAACGGGTAATAATCTTGAGCAGGGGGATTATTGGACCATTACCAGCTTGTCGTCCACTGGATTTACAATACAGTTTTTTAATTCAAGTAACACAGGCGTTGCTCGTAATTATAGCTGGACATCAAATGGTTTTTAAAGATATAATTAATTTAGAGAGTGAGAGTAGATAATGTCACAAGCCACAAATATTATTCCCGCTAATCAATCAGGGACGCAATACAGAACAGATGATAATAATGCGTTGGCTGCTATTATTTCGATGCACAGTGGATCGAGCAGGCCATCCTATGTTGTGACAGGGATGATGTGGGCTAACAATAGCGGATCACCTAATATTCTGGTAAATCTTTATGACGGCACCAGTGATTTATTAATCGGAAATTATAATACCTCAACTCACGTTTGGACTCAATCTAACAACGCTCAGGGTAATTATGCAATTGATACAGGTTCAGCAAATGTCTATGCCATCACTTTAAACCCAGCTCCCGCAGCATTGGTGGCGGGACAAGTATTTACCTTCAAAGCGGCACATGCCAATACCAACACCGTAGCTTCAGCGTGTACCCTGAATGTTAATGCCTTGGGGGCTGTTACGCTTAAAAAGAATAAAAAAAATAACCTTGAAAAAGGAGATATTCTAACCTCAAGCTTATTGATCGTCCAATATGATGGCACCAACATGCAGGTGTTGGGTGGCTTGGCTCAATCCTCTCAAGTTCACGCCATATCCTCAACCTACACAGTTTTGACTACAGACAGGGGTGCGTTGTTGACGTTTAGTAACTCAGGGGCTTTTGGCGTTACATTATCCCAGGCCGGCTCTGGATTTGAAGATGGATTCTATTTTGATGTTCAAAATACGGGTGTTGGGGTTGTTACCATCACTCCCACCACATCTACGATTGACGGGGCATCTAATATTACATTGACTCAGAATCAAGGGTATCGTATTTTCTCGAATGGTACTAATTATTTTACCCAGCGGGGAGCCGCAGCGTCATTATACCCACCTTATTATCAAGCGTCAGCACCGCCCGTATATGTATCAACCTCAAGTTTCACAGTTGCAAATATTGTCTGTATGGACTCGACCAACGCCTATCCAATGATTAACAAAAGCTCTATCACATTTTCAACGGGCACTTTGGGAGCTGTTAACGGAATTGCGCAGAACGGAACGGCTCCTGGTACGATGTCGTACACAAACGGAAGTGCCTCGGTAACTGGCTCAAGTAGCATCTTTGGAACAGTTTACGATGTTGGGAATGTGGTTTATGACTCAACCAATAGTGTTACAGTTGGGGTTATTGGTACCATAAACTCAAACACTTCTATTACGCTGACTACGAATTTCAGTGGAACATCCAGAACAGGAGCTGCCTATAGAAATGGAGGGTTAGCGCCGAATCATTTTTACTATCTCTACGCCATACAGGGCACTTCTGGGACTGGTCTGCTTGCTTCTGACTTTAATGTGGCTGGAGGCGGCCCAGTCCCTCCGCTTCCATCTGGGTATACCTATTATCAGCAATTACCTTTTGCATTCCTGACAGATAGCTCAAGTCATATTATCCCGTTTTATGTCAAACCAGGTGTTGCGCCATTCATTGGTTACAGAGACACACAGTATTCTGTTTTAAGCGCTGGAACTCAATCGTCCTTCACGAGTGTCTCTTGCGCCTCTTATATCCCACCTATTTCGACGATCGCAAATATTGTCTTTTTTGCTGGAACTGGATCATCTGGAAGTATTTATACATACTGGGATACAACCGGAAGTGGCACGGGGCATCTCATCCAAGACAATGCAGGTGCTGATTATCAAAATATTGTGGCTTATGCAGATGTCTATCTAACCAGTTCGCAGGCTTTTTATTATAAAACTTCCAGCGGGGGAAGTCTTACTGCCCTTGTAAATGGTTTCTACGTCAATTTAGTCCCTTAAGGAGGCTTCTTATGCAACTTTATCTCACAAACGGAACTGCTTTTAGTGATGCTGCGGATTATCCTGAAAACCCACCCTTCCCTGCGCCTACTGGTTTCACCTGGACCGAGGGAACGCCTCCGGCAGGAATGCCAGCTTATGTGGTTCCTACCATCGCCACAGAACTCATGGCGCTTTTCCTCAGCATGACCCAAAGTGATCGGATTGCATTTGCACCAGCCAGGGCAACCATTGAAGCAATTCTACAGACAGACCCTGTAGATTCTATGGGAGATGCTAAAGCGTATTTGCAATCACTGGCCCCCCCGTCAGACAGTCCTGATATTCAAACCCAAATGCTTGCTTGCTTCCCTTCATGAGCCTCAATGGATTTTTAGATTGTATAAAAAAGGACTCCCGAATATGAACTTTCAATATTTATCAATCGCTATTACCGCCGGGGCAATCCTGTTGGCCGGGATCGTTGTGGTCTACATCATTCCCATGCTGACAGGGTTGAAGGTGTTTGTATCCAGTACAGATTTTTATACCATTGTGAATGAACTGAGAGCCAAGATATGTACTCTGGAAATCACCATGGAGAAGGATTTTATCAGACGGGGTGAGCTACATGATGAAGCTGATCGAATTATTAACGAAATAAAGGATATGGTTAATGACAAACTTTGATTACGCAATGGCGTTTATCTTCCACTGGGAAGGCGGTTTGGTTGATAATCCGAATGATCCTGGTAAATTAACCAACATGGGGATTAGTCAGGCGTCCTTTCCTCACTTGGATATCAGGGAACTTACCAAAGAAGAAGCTTCTGAAATCTATCATCAATATTACTGGCTCCCATCGCAGAGTGATAAGTTTACCAATCCTAAAATGGCCCGAATCAATATGGACACTGCGGTCAACTGCGGGGTGTCAACAGCGTTACATATGACCCGGCAAATCGGGGGGAATTATACCGATAACAACCCAGCCCGATTGAATGAATATTATGAGCTGAGAAAGCAGTATTATTTAAATCTAATTGCACATAACCCACACCTTAAAGAATTTGAGGCAGGTTGGATGAATCGGTTAAATGCGGTGATGGCATGAATTTTGTTTTGCAACTCTTAAAATTCCTGAAATACTTGCCCCAAATCTTGGCGGTTATCAAAGAGAGTGTTGGTATTATTCAGGATATTAAAGCACAGATGCCCCCTAAACCCGAGTCGCCTATATCGGTAGTGAAACCAGCACCCACTCCGGCTCCTACCCCCACTCAGAAATTAATTATTGCCCACCAGGTGATTCAGCAGCATATTGATAAACCAATGGCAGTAATTAATACAGTAGTGGCAAGCGATACCTTTAAAAAGATTGAAAGACCGAAGGATTACGGGGCCGAGACCCCTGGGACGGTATCAATTAATAAAGGGGCTAGAGATATTACAGGATTAAATACTAAGTTTCTAAATACCTTCAAGAATGGTGATACAATTGGGGTGGAGAATAACGGGTCGGCAAAAATAACAATTGTCATCCACGATACACTTATTATTGCCAATGAACCATTTTTTAATACAGCGAGTGAGTTAGGGTATTATAAGAAATGACAACAACCTACGGACCAGCTAACACTTGGGCAGATACTTATCTTTCAAGCGCCTGGAGCACATGGCAGAACCAGTTTATGATTAATAATGGCTATGGAGACCAAGATATCGCCCATGCTCTTTTGCTGGCTGGGAATAAGTCATGAGCTACACTACAACAAACGTGATGATCAGCTTTCCGGAAGCAGGCATTGTAAATTTAGAATTTAACGGCTGGAGTTGGAATTTTCCAATTAAAGCCTTAACTGACGTAATAAATAATGCACAACCTGATCCTGGGCATCTTTTAAGGAATATCGGCGCCTCTATTGCCTTACAAAATATAGACCCTAGTGATACAGCCGGTATATCTACGTATGTTAACAATACATTATATAAATACTAATGACAAGAGCGATTTTATCCCACACAGCACTAGGGATGCAAGTTTACCTTAATACTGGCGTGACGTCCTACGGCCTAAATGCTTCTACAACTTATCTAGCTTTTAGGTACCTACCTCAAAGTTCTAAAACTGTCTCTAAAGTACAATTTTGTGTCCAGAGTCTTACCGGGACTATGACTATAAGCGGGTTTCGTTGTGATATCTATAACGATACGAGCGGATTACCAGGAACTAGTCAAGCTAATACCGAAACAATAACAGCGGTACCGACCAATTTGCCAAACATGGTAGAGTTTACTGGGTTATCGTACGCAATGACCGATGGTGTCCCAATTTGGTTTGTTCTCAAAAACGTGCAAGGCACTCCGGCGAGTAATTATTTTTCGCCAATGTTTTCAGGAGGCTCCGGGGCCGGTCCTCTAACCCAGGCAGCATGGAATCCTATTTACGCCTCAACCAACTCCGGTAGTACATGGGTAGCTGGAAGCTATCAATCAATTATGCCGCCGATGCGATTACAATTTTCAGATGGCTCCTATGATGGAATCCCTTATACAGCGGTTGGGAATGATACATCTCACGGAGCCTATGGCGGCACGAATGAAGTTGGTTTGGCTTTTACCTCTCCTGCGAATGGCTACCTCCAAATATCAGGCGCCTGGATGGAGATCACTTCTACTGGCACTCCCGCCGGAAACGTCTCTTATAAGCTTTATAACGCAGTAAACTCAAGCTCTCCAACTCTTTTAGGGCAAACAAACGCCTATGCATATGGTAGTCAGTCTGAATTATTTACGCCGTTGTACTTTCCCGCTAGCAGTCCCGATTTAATCGTCCCTCCCCTAACACCTCTTTATCTCACAATAGCTTGCTCAGGGGGATCGAGTGGCAATATGTATGAAATTATGACCATGTCTTGGTTATCGGACACAAATAGCCAGGCATTAAAGCCATTTAATGGGACTTTGGAGGAAGTTTACTTGGCGAGTAGTACTTGGACTAAAGTTGCAACTCAAGTCCCTGTTGGTGGTTTAATATGTAACGCTTATTCTCCTTTTAACCCTACCTATACGCCTTTCAACCACTTCCGAGGTAATTATTAATGGGTCAGCTCATCACCGCCGGGACCACCTCTAAAATGCTCCAGATGTTCCTTCAGGACGTCACGGGTGCGCCGATCACTGGCCTCGTTTATAATTCAACCGGCCTCAGAGCTTATTATTTCCGGGAAGGGGCTTCTTCTGATGTTGCCATAACCCTTGCCACAATGAGTCTAGGGACTTGGGCTACAGGTGGATTTAAAGAAATCGATTCAACCAACATGCCAGGTTGGTATCAAGTGGGTATTCCAAACGCAGCTCTAGCATCAGGAGCGGCTTCAGTTGTTTTATCAATCGGAGGCTATAGTAGCGGCACTTATGCTATGGCTGAATGCGTGAGTGCCTATCAGCTTACGAATTTCGATTTAACCTCTGCGAACGTAACCGTTAGTTCGGGTAACATCGCAAATGTTACCGGTGCAATCTCAGCGACAATGTCTGGCAATATTACAGGCAATATGACCGGAAACGTTACAACCAATGTAACTGTGGGATCAGGAAATATTACCAATGTTACTGGTTCAGTAACCGGATCGGTAGGTTCGGTTGTCGGAGCAGTCGGAAGTGTAAACGGACACGTCCCTCCCACCGGGTGGAGTTCCCTGAGTATTATTGGCGGGAATGTGACAGTAGGAAGCGGAAGCGTAACCACAGTGACCGGCAATGTCAATGGAAACGTGGCAGGGTCTGTAAACAGCGTAACAACTAACGTCACGGTAGGTTCTGGGAACATCACCAACGTGACCGGAAGTGTTACTGGCTCCGTAGGTTCGGTTGTCGGAGCAGTCGGAAGCGTCACGGCAAATGTTACGGTCGGAAGCGGAAGCGTAACGACAGTGACCGGCAACGTCAATGGAAACGTAACCGGATCGGTAGGTTCGGTTGTCGGAGCAGTCGGAAGTGTAAACGGACACGTCCCTCCCACCGGGTGGAGTTCCCTGAGTATTATTGGCGGGAATGTGACAGTAGGAAGCGGAAGCGTAACCA